CCAGTTTGACTACGAACCGCTGCCGGAGTTGATAGTGATCGGGCCACTGATCTTGATCGTGACATCGGCCATGACCAGTTTCTCATCGATGGTTAGGGGATGTTCAGTAACGAGACCCTGAAAATGAAATGAGGTATTCTCAGAGTCCGGCAGGACGATCTCGTAATTCTGAAGATCATCGGACTCAAAGTCGTCCCTCATAATCTCGAAGGTGTCCCGCTCAAATTTCACGGTCAACTTGACACTGCCAGCGTCCCGCAGACCACCAATAAAAGTCCGATAGCCGCCCGTGGTGTCCAGGTCAGTTGTGTCAATCGTATCCCGCTTGGAATCCGGCCCGGCAATCTTCATGATCTGGGCAATCTTCACCCATGCCGACCCGCTCCAGCGGCGAAACTCAGTACCGACACCCACAATATCAGCCATTATCTGCCCTCCTTCCTATTTAATATAATAAGGTTCTGCTCCTGAACCTAAGATTAATATTATGTCCTCATCAGGTCGAAATTGCAGACCCATTGGGACTTGCCATTCACATCCTTACCGAGAGAGAATGGCTCCTGGGAACATTGGATATGGATATAAAGGCTGCCGTTTACCGTCTGGCCGGTGATGTTATGCAGCTCATCCTTTATCTGATTGATAAGGGTACCAGCATCGACATAACTATTATTCCTAACCTTGATCTGAATCGAAGGCTTGTAGATGTCGTTGCCCTTTTCTAATTCCGATTCGGGCTTGAAACCTGGAGTATCATAAATAGTCGTACAATTTGCCGGTGAGTCCGGCTCGAAGCCCACAAACAGATTAGTACCAAATGTGAGGCCAAGACCAGCGTCTTCAAGAATATCCTTAATGTCACTTGATGGAGGTTGCACTGTTTATTCTCCTCATTTCCTGAGCCATTCGTCTGGCATCAGTCCATGGTTTTCCTTCATTGCTTGTACCTAATGGGTCGTCTTTGTCTGGCCGCCTGAGGAAGTAGATGTAAAAGTTCATCTCGCCACCTTTGCATTCTCCCAGATGATTTGGAGAATCTTATCCTGGTTACGGCGCAGAGCTGATTGAAAGAACTTTGGGCCAGCACCGGGCCGCTGGAAGGCTGCCCCTATCATTTCATGGACAAATACGGCGTAATTGGCACTGAATCCGCAGATGACCGCAGGACCTGCCGGAAGATTAACCGGAATGGCAAACCAGCTCGCCCGGAGATCCCCGGTATCAACCGGAATCATAGGTATGACATTATCCATCTCCTTGCGGACATGGGCTACAGCTAAGAGCAGGCCCTTCAATGATCGTCCCTCAATTTCCTTGATGGCGTAGTTTAGATTAGCTACAACTCTGTTCAGCCCACGAAGATAGCTCATAAATACGCCGCCCGATGGAATGCATTGCCCCTTATGGTCGGGGTTTTATCAAACTTTTTTATCCGATAAGCCGTCGGGATTGTCTCCGGGTTTTCCTCCTGTGATGAGTCCAAATCATCCAAGGTTCCCAGGAACAACATCCCATCGACATCGACGTCCTGGGCAACCTGGACATTGGCCCTGGAAACCACATTTTCCCCCTTGGCATCCGTGATCACCTCGATGGTGTCTACCCAACGGCAATCTATCTCGACGGCCTCATCAAAAGTATATCCTCCGTACCCGTCTGGAGTTGGATTACCCCAATAAACCGCCGTCTGATTTAGATTTCTTTCTGGGAAGACCATCGCTATCCCCTATTCAAACGATGCAACTGCATAAATCGAAGCCTTTTTCATCCCGACCACCTGAGCCAGGGTACCGGTAGTGTCCAACATCTTCACCATCTGGCCATAGCTAGTGAAATCCAAACCCTTACCAGTTTGGCCCTGATAGCTGATATTGGCATCCTTAGTGCCTTCACTCTTGACCTGGAGTTCCAGGGTCGAGGCCAGAAGGTGGGCGGCCAGCCACCGCTCAATCTCCTTAAGCTGGTCATCGGACAACCCAGACGAACCCAGATGCTCCGTGACCATCTGATTTGCGGCAGTAATGAAAGTGTCGAGCACACCATCCGCCCTTGTCGTGTCAATAATCTCTTTCAGCTCGTCTGCTATAACCCGATTGGCCATTGTTTTGCTCCCATAAACCTATAATAAAAGGTTTCCGATGAAACACCTAAGAACGATTTTTCTGGCGGCTTTTCCAAAGTTTTGGGTCTATAAAACTCAAAATCTCACTATTCCATTTCAACCCAAGCCATTCGATAGTTTCGTAGAGCTGTTGGTAGTCTCCGTCCACCATCCGTTCTGGCCAGACCACCTTGACATTGAGCCCTTCCTGGATCATCTCCACAAATCGCTTTTCGTGTTCCCTGATCCACCAGAGCCACCCGTCACGTTCGGTAGCGGCACCTACTGCTCGCTGGATTTTTCTGTCTCTAAATGCTCGCATGAATCCAGTATTTAAACAGCTATTGACGATGTCTCCGGAGCGGCGACGAACGATAATCCATTTAGCGTTAGGAAAGGCATGAACCCAAACAGGCCAAAAAAGACAAGATTTCGCACCCTTGTAAAAGAGCGGCCCGGACTTATATCCCTCGTCCATAAATACCTGTTCGACTCTGGTCCTCCAGTCATTCGGGATGAGCAGGGCAGATATGTCTGGCAATGGGTATTGACCAAGCTCATCCATTCCCAGGCTACGTAGATACGGCTTGGTAATGGCTTCCCTTATTCTGTAATTCTCAAACATACCCTTTTTGTTATGACGATTTGGGCCAACAGTGACACCTCCAAAGGCCCCACAAAGAGCAATACTTCCAGCAATCATACTCGTCCCACTCCGAGCACAACCAGTAATAAGAATTGGATCCGGAAGTTTCTCAATATTCGTCATCTTTAGGAACCTCGTATTCAGTACCACTCCAAAGTGTCCCACCTGGGATATAAATCATTCTACTTGATTTCCAAATGGAATGCATCATGTCTCTCCATTTTCTCTTTGGCGATACTGCTGATACAATCGCAACAATCCCATGGTTTTCATATTGAGCTGCTATCTTGGCCATTTTTTCTAAATGTTTTTGGCGGCCGGCATCAGTGAAATCCCAGTTATCGGTCTCAAGGCGAACCTCATCACCGTCGACAACTACCGCAGCAATTCCAGCAAGGGAATATTCCCTTGCAAGACCTCTCGCATAATAGGTCTTTCCGGCGCCGGGCCGGCCAGTGACAAGGATGACCATTAGAGCCAAGCCCTTTTGACCCAACCGGTTTCACATTCATGCACCCTAGGTCGTCCGTGAAAACAAACAATTCTGGTGCCCGGAGGAGTACCGTGACGACACTCCCGCTTGAATGATTTGATGGACTGAAAAACATCCTGAATCGGGACCCAGGATTTTCCGGCTGCATTCAAGGTTTTTGAGATATAATCTTGTGGACTTCTATAAGCCGGGAGCATTGCTTTATTAAATTTCTCATAGATAAAATCACAAGTATTCCCTCTCCAAGCTATTAAGCCTGCTGCCATCTCCCCAGCGGCACGGTTCTTTTGATTCCATGGGCGCAAGCCATAAAGGTCACCACCAAGAAAGGCAAGTTCGTCAACATTGTCAATAATGACAGTGTCCAAATCAAAATAGATCTTTAGACCATTGCCGAGCAAACCAGGTCTGAATATCTCAATCTTTGACCACCAACCAGCCAGGTCATCCCTGAGCTTAAATATCTCACAACCTGTTATTCTATCCAGGTCGGTCAGGCAGATAAATCTAAAAGGGACCGTCAAATTACGCTCCAACATTCGTTTCAGATTGATTACATATTGAGCATCAAAGTCCCCACCGGTCTTAAGCACACAAACAACCGTGAATTCCTGGCCCTGCTTAGGTTGAGAAATAGGTACCTTAGCCAGCCTATTACAACGAAGTCTGGCCTTGGGCAAAAACAGCTTCCCGGTAGAAGATGTTTTTATATCTATCATGGTTTCCTGTGGAGGAAGGACCGGCCGGGTAATGTTGTTTTTAACTCCAGCGATCTTCTCGATAGCCCAAGCTGCCAGATAATCACTTGATAAGTTCAAGGTGTTCTCTGCAAAATAAGTATTATTCCAAGTCTCCGGTGGACAGGCAAATTTCTGGAATTTCCTCATATAGAAGTCATTCCACAATATTAGTGTTTTCTGGCCAAGAACCGTCGACATAATAGTCAGCCCGGAAGGGAACCCAAATACGGTCTTGGCCCCACGAATCATACCAAAGAGCTGTTCAAGGCTTGTCCTCCCGGTCATATCAACAGCCCCAGGTATGGCCTTGATCACTCTCTGGACTGTAGTGTTGTCCCGATCCCAGCGCTCTCCGGCAACCACTGGAGTCAGCCCGGTTTTCTTGGCAATGTTATTTACAGAGTTGACCAGTTCATTGATTTTGAATTCCTGAACCCAATATTTGTAGGTACTCTGGAAGGCAAAATAGAAGATCATATAATTGCCATACTTCGTCAACATATTCTGCCGGAACCGCTCTTGCTCCAACGATACAAACATCGGCGGAATCCACTCGCATTTCAAATCAGGATCAACCTGCTCCAAAGACTCTCCAACCCGAAGATGACCATTGTAGGCAATAAAATAATCAAACCCGCCTACATTTTGGAAGATGGTTCGTCCAGGGCGCATATACGCCTCTTTCCAGATGGGCTGCAAGGTCGGGTCTGAGCCATCTATATTGATACCGGAAGAATGAACAAATGGGAACATTTCCAAGAATGGAAAAGACCTCCTGTGTCCATCATATTTCTTTTTCCTAGGACAAACTACGGCAAGATCAGGAAGTCCCAAGCCCTCCCGCTTAAGAAAAGCCCTCATCTTGACAATCGTCCAATAAGAATCACCCATACCGGGTGGTACCAAAACAGAAGGACGACACCTGGGAAGTTTGACCAGTTTAAACAAAAGTTTTGATTCTATGGGTCGCTCTATCGACTCAACCTTGAAGCCAGCATTCGCAAGCAATTCGTGAAGCTGCTCCTGGGAAAAGAACCAGATGTGTTCAAACCGCTTCCAATGGTGTTGCCCAGCCTTGTCAAAATATCTGGGAAAATCCAAAAAGCAGATACCCTGCTGTTTGGTCACCCGGAGTAGTTCAGAAATAAATTTGACAGGATTAAGAACATGTTCCAAGACATCATGGCAGACTACCATATCAAAATAATCAGTGGGAAAATTGATGTCCTCAAATCTGGCCCGGTAGACAAATTCCTCGTCGGCCTTGCCAGCATAGTGATACTTGCCAATCTCGCAGCCATAGGCTTCTGCCCCGAGTCTCCGGGTCTCATCAACGAAGGCCCCGGAGCCGGAACCAACATCGAGGATTTTCAGCCCTGCCTTAACTCCATAATCATTACAGCGAAGGCCAGCCAACTTCAGGTCGTGGGTATAGTCCTTTGCCTTGTAGCCTGCTCCAACGGGGGCATATTGGGTCTGGTAATACTTGAGGTATTCCTGCTCGTCAATAAATGGCATCTCCAACTGACGGATAATGCCACAATCAGTACATCTGCCCAGGGCAGTAGATTCATTCTCGACCTTGGAAGTGACCCCTTCCCGGCTTACCTGATAGACTTGCCGATCTACTGTCTCAAAATTCTCACAACCACATACACAGCTTATTTTACCCATGGTTAGGGTTTCCTCCAGCGCCCAAGATATACATCCCACCAGCCCAATTGCCCAACCTCCTGACCGATTTTTACCAAGTCTTTCTCTTTACTGTAGACCTGTTGGTCGACTAATTCCAGGCCAGAACAAAACTCCCTGATCATTTCATAGCTGTAAATACGATGAGCATTAAAACATATACATGGTCTCTTGCTGATAGTGGTGCTGAATACTAAATTCCCTCCAGGCTTCAGAACCCGGACCCACTCAGCAAATGCTTTTGCATCGGCCTTCATATCCAAAGAATCACCATAACGACCCAAGCCGAAATGTTCCAGCGAACAGAGACTGACCACAGCATCGAATCCATCGGTGGCTAGCAACAACTTGCCGGCATCACAGACCAAACTCGTCTCCCCCGGCCCCATGGCCTCCCGATGACGAACATCAACCGAGGCGATGTCATAGCACGAAGTCAGGCCCAAGACAAAATGCCGGTATGAACCAACATCCAGGACCCTGGTCGGCTTGCAGGCCCTCAAGGCATGGGCAGCAAAGGCGCACTCATAATCGACAAATGACTCCGGATGATCGCCGGAATCGTCCATCTGGTTTGCCAGAGCCTCAATCCCATTTGGAGGATTCTGAAGTAGGTAATTCAATGCCTTTGTGTATTCAAGCCGGTTCATATAAAGGGCAACCCTTCTTTCTTGAGGCAGATCGTAGTAGGAACCCCCATGAGATAGATCGCCCATAAACTTTTAATCCCATCCTGGGGGCATACCTACCGCCTGTAAATGAATCAACGATGGACCTCCTCTTAGATAAGCAGAAACAATATCCTTCCCTGCTTCTTTCTCGCTTCTTGGGGAAAACCAAGCAATGTTTTTGAATAACCGAGCAGTAGTCTCAAAGTCCAAAGGTCTGTGGGTCGGCCCGTGGGTGTAATATGAGTCATACCCAATGAGCATCACCGGGAGGTTCTGTTCGTCAATATCTATTTTCACAGCTTCGAACGGCCGCTCCAGAACGAAAGGGGTCAGTGAATAGACCACCGGCCTCATGCCACCAATGGCCAAGCCAGCAGCCACCCCGATTATGCTCTGCTCAGCAATGCCAAGGTTCCACCAGCGCTCAGGCCATTTTTCACGAAATTCATCCATTTCTTGGACTACATCTCCAGTTATAAGAACAATTCTTTCATCTTTGGCGGCCAGTTTGACGATAGTTTTTCCGAACTGAATGCGCATGGTTAGCTCCTCAATATCTCTCATAGACAATGCCATTGCCCTGGCCACAGCACTTGACTAGATGTTTGTTCTTCCCATAGGCGATTTCCTGCGGGATGCCGTCGGGGAAAGCTGAGCAATAGTTGTCCTCAGTGGACTCCTCTTCGCCAAACCATTTGACACCCAGATAATGTTTACACTTTCTGGTATAGCAGGTGGGTTCTATCAGCATTATCCTCTTCCTAAAATCCCGCGAAAATAGGTTTCCACTTCGGCAGGTAGACGTTTTGTACCAACCTTGCCATAGCCCTTGTTAGTATATGCAGAAAATGATTCACAGAATGCCTCTTCTGAGTTCGTTTTTGAGTATCCGCTGACCTTCTTAGCAAATCCTTGCTCACCCACGGTTCTCCAAATACGAACCCAATTATGAACTCCTCCAGATTCCTTCTCAAGTCCGACTCTTGCCGAATATAACCCGTGACCAAGTTCATGACGAAAAGTCCCCCTAGCGTCTGGAGAAGCATTGAACTTACCAATAGTAAGTGAGTCTTGACCAGTTTTGCCTATACCTGCATTAGCTATTTTAAAATAGATAGCATCATATTCTTTTCTAAAACACGCTCTTGTTCCCATTGGGATTTTATCGTTATCCCAAAGAGCTCCCATTTCTTTATCATTCAAATGTAAATAACGAAACACGCCTCGGTTCGCTATTCCCCCAACTTCATCACCTTTCAATAGATTTCTTATTACGGGATATTCGCCGATGAGTCTGGAAGTCTCAGATCCAACTAAATTGGTATATTCCACAATCTTTTTAGATTGATCAGCAGTCAATTTATCACTATGAAAAATACCGCCAAAATTACTAATCATACTTTTCATTTGCTCGGTTGCCTGAGCAGTCTCTGAAACAGAAGAAATTGGTTTCCATTCTGAACTTCTACTCTCTCATCCTCCGCCACAGAACTGCCCTCCCCCTGGGCCGGCAGGGTTGTGGCAGGGGTTACTGTAGTCGGTATAGCCGCTGCGTAGGATGTGGAAATTGAGCTTGGACATATCAATATATCAACTGCTGCCTGGTATAACCCAGGCTGGCCATAAATGGCAGGATAACAGATGACATGTTCCTCAAATATTCCACCTCGGCCCACTTTGCTCCCAGGACAAGTCTAAGACCATCGAGGTCTTTATTTTCGTACATCCACTTGAAACGATTCCCAGGGGTTTGATTTTGAGGTTCCCATTTATGAGCCAGAGAATGAAGCAAAGGCAAATGATTGTTTGGATCAATCCCAATATGAGTCAGAGTATCCCTCAACAATGCCGCCTTCTGCTCCACGGTAATGGCAGCATCCACCGGCAGGAACTTGACATTTGGGTGCTTGGCAAACTCAGTGGCCATTGCCACGAACCCGTCAACAATGTAGAAATGCCGAAGTTGGGGATGCCGGGCCTCCCTGGTCAGGATAGCCGCCATGGGGTCCCGGACTGGAATCACCGTCTTGAAGAAGTTGCAGAACAAAAGAATGGTCTGGAGCGGGAGTGAGCGCAAAGTTCCCAAATTGGCATACCAGCGCCGGAAGAACTCTCCCTCGGACCAGTTGACGTCCATATTCAGATTTCGAACGATGGGAAAATGGGTATGAATGATGGTTGGTTCCATCAAGGGATTGTCATATTTGTGCTCATGTCTGATATCGGTCCCATCCGGTCCCAACTCCTTTTCCAGGACAAACTGAAGCTCCCGATTCCTGGTAATGAAGTTCCGCAGAAAATTGATGGTAAACCAGGTCCCCGTATGCTGGACCGACGGGACAAAGACAATGTCAGATAATTTCATGCCAATTCCTCAAATGCCTGCTTCGACTGTTCGGGATTCAACCAGCAGGGATGCCACTTGGGCACATTCTCCATGAACGATACTCCCTTGCCCTTGACGGTCAGGGCAACGATCATGGTAGGCCCAGGGTACTTCTGAAGTAGCGCATCTTTCAATTCCTCTATATCATGACCATCGACCTGCCGTCCTTCCCAGCCAGTAATAGCAGCCAGTCCGAGCTCCCGGACCCCTCTGCAATCAAGCACCTTGTCGCAGAAATCCGATCCCTGGATGCCGTTCCAGTCCACGATGACCACCAGATTGTTCAGTCTGAGTCTGGCAGCTATTAACATTGATTCCCAGAGGGTCCCGGCCTGACACTCGCCATCCCCCATGACCACGAAAATCCGGCCCGGCTCCTTTTTCATCTTCTTGGCCAAGGCCATGCCAACGGCGGTGGGCAGGCCATGGCCCAGGGAACCGGTTGTGGCCCAGATGCCGTTTGCCGGGTCCCGCTCCGGGTGACCACCGAGTTTGGGATTTAGGTCCCGTTCCCGAAGGACCACATAGAGCGGCCAGCAGGCGTGTCCTTTTGAAAGTATGAACCGATCATCTGGCCCCATCACATGATCGAACAGGGCAATTAGAATTTCCACATAGGAGAAACAGCCACCATAGTGATATCCGCCATTGGCCGCCGACAAAGTTATTGTATCCCATCTTACCTGTTTCGAGCGTTCGTTAAGCATTACCCCTCCTTGATTAGAGGAAAATAATTGATTATATCCGGGCGATCTTTCTTATTGGGAAAATCCAAGCCAGGAACGGGAAATGGTCCAATAGCAGGTTTTATATCGGCACCGGCCAGATCGTTGCGAAGAAAACTCATCTCCAATAGTGGAGGGAAAACATGACCATCAACTTCCACTGACGGAAGAGAATTATTAACATGAATATGAAAGCATTTGTACCAGGCGTTCATCCAGACCATCGCATGACCGTATAGTCTGAACAATTGCTCATTTTGTCTATCAGCCAATGATCGATATAGCCTGGTGAAATACGGTGATAAGCCCGGTCGAGGCTCCAAATGGAGAACATGAAACTCGACGATTACCTGACTGAATCGCAATCTATTAAATGGAATCGCCAATAGCGCTTCCCATTCTGCCCACTCAACATCCGCCTTGAGAATTGAATCGGGATAAGTATTCCAGGGAATACCACCATCTTGCAAATGACCCCCAAGACCAGTTCTTTCAAAACAAAATCTTTCGTGATGAACAGGAGGTTTTGAAATTGTCGGATCAAACAAATGGGCCTTGGCCCTGGGGAATAGTCTCAGAAAATCCAGCTCAAATTCAACATCGTCCCCGATACCGAAACTATAAAGATTGTTGGCCAAGGCTAAATGATCCATGGAAACTACATAACCACCATCACCTTCGTTGCCAAGGCGGCCCTTGGTAATTGGCAGGTCATAGACTTTGATCTCTGATAGGAAACGATCAACCATAGATGTTCTCCAATTCCTCCAGGGTCACTGGTTTGGTTCCCCGCTTGCCTACCACAATTCCGGCGGCGATATTGGCCATGTGAGCAGACTCCAACAGGTTATGACCAGAACAAAGGCAAGCCGCCATAACTGCCACCACAGTATCACCGGCCCCGGAGACATCAAATACCTCCCGGGTATCAGAACCAATAGCCTCCGTCTCCTGCTCATGGACCAGGAGCATCCCCCTAGCACCCATAGTCACAAGAGCATTTTTAATTTCGTGCCTGTTCATCAGATACCGGGCCGCTAATTCAACTTCTTTATCTTGCATTCCATGAAGTTGAATGCCAATAGATTGAGACAACTCTGACAGATTTGGTTTTATAAGACTTGCCTTGCGGTAAATGTCCCACTTACTCCGTTTCGGATCCACCAGAACTGGGATTTTCATGGCGTTACATGTTCCGATTAATCTAAAAGATAGCTCGGAGGACAAAACCCCTTTGTTATAATCTGACAACACTACCACCCCAATATTTTCAGAGGCCAAGACCATAACTACATCAGAAATCAGGACATCATAACTACCATCCCAGCCATTAAATTTCTTCTCTTCGTCAAACCTGAGAAGCTGCTGGCCATTGGCAATGATACGGGTCTTGGTAGTAGTGGGCAGGGTTGGATCAATCTCCAGATGGTCAACAATCCCGTTATCGGACAGAAGTCGACCGAGACGGTCACCAAGCCGGTCTGACCCCCTGACACCAAACAGCCAAACCTTGCAACCAAGGCTGACAAGGTTCAAGGCCACATTACCGGCCCCGCCCAAGGTGTATTCACGGGACACGACATCCACCACCGGGACCGGGGCCTCCGGGGATATCCTTGAGGTCTCACCGAGGATATACTGGTCCAGCATGACATCCCCGACCACCATGATATTACCACCGATATTCAATACAGACCCCGCTTGAGCTCGTAGGATGAAGTCCTGATTGACTTATGTTTCTGGTTACAAACCAAAACAATGAACTTAGCGACCTCAGCAGGATCAATGAACTTGACTCGGTCCCTGCGGTCGGCGGTCATATCAGTGCGCATAGTCCCAAGGCTGATGTTGACCACCCTGACCCCGGCCATGGTGGCGTCATATTGAAGGGTCTCGGAGAATGCCGCCAGTCCGGCCTTGGTCGCTGCGTAGACAGACTCACCCGGGCCTCCCGACTGCCCAGCCAACGACCCGATGTTGACAATCATGCCTTTTCTTGAAACCAGGGTCGGCCACAGCAGTTTGGCCAGGATCATGGGAGCGGTAAGGTTGACATCCAACATTTCCCTGATCTGTTCCGGGGCGATATTATCAATATTATCGGCAATCCTCACCCCGGCATTGTTAATCAAAACATCAACATTGCTTACGACGAGTTTTTTCAGCAATAAAGGAGAGCGGAGATCACCCATTATAACATCAGCAGCCGGAAATCTGAGACGTAGAAAGACCCCGTCCTTGCGGCAATGGAGAATTAGGTTATATCCGGAATCTGAAAATGACTGTGCCAGTTTCAGGCCAAGACCTCGATTGGCCCCGGTTATCAGTACCGTCTTGCTCATGCCATCTCCAGGATGACCCGGCCGGCATTGCCCGACCTGACCATATCAAGAGCTTCATTTACCTGTTCCAGTGTGAACCGATGGGTGATAAACTGGTCCAGAGACAGTTTCCCGGCCTTGAATAATTCCAGGTAACGGGGGATGTCAATATTTGGGTTGGTTAACCCTCCTTGACTGTCCATAACCGTCTTGCCACAGTATTGGTTGCGGAAATATGGAAGATTCAGAGCATTGCCATGGCGGGGCTGACCGACCAGAATTAAACGGCCACCGGGCTTGACCAGATCATAGGCTCTCGAAATAACCCTGCAATCACCAGTGCAGTCGATGAAGACATCCACTGGACCTACCTCATCAATTTCGTTAGTGAATCTAGTGGCCCCAGCAGCAAACGATTGATCTTCCTTGAAATTGCAGATGTCCAGCGCAATGATCGGGTTAGCCCCTACCAAGGCTGCTCCCTGGATAATGTTGAGCCCTACTCCCCCGCAGCCGGCCACTGCCACCGATTCCCCAATCTTGATCTTGGCCTCATTGTTGACCAAGCCAAGGGCTGTGGTGACGGCACAACCCATGAGAGCAGCTACAGCAAATGGAATATCTTGGGAAATCTTGGTCAGTCGATTTTCACTGACCACGGCCATTTCATTGAAGGTAGTAACCCAGCCACCACCGACCGTTGGACCATCAATATATTTTGGCCATTGATATCTCGGCGGTTTTGCCTCAATTCCTTGACCCTTCCTCCAGTGCATGACCACATAGTCACCGGGTTTCACCTGAGTCACCCCAGGACCGATTTCCAGAACCTCGGCTCCACCCTCGTGTCCGAGCAGATGAGGAAGCCATTTGTCCGGTCCTTTGGCCCCAGAAATCTCCCCGATCTGGGCACCACAAATCCCACTGGCATGAACCTTAACCAAAACCTGCCCTACATCCAAAGCAGGAATCAGAAGTTCATCTACTACAAGAGGTTTGTTAAGTTCTGTAAGAATTGAGGCCTTAAATTTCATATCTATTCCTTCACCCCATACTTCTGCCATCCCCTAGCCTTGAGACCGTGGAGTTCCCATAG